GCATACGAGATTCGCCTTAGTCTCGTGGGCTCGGAGATGTGTATAAGAGACAGTCCAAGTGCTGCTTCAAAATCTTCTGCTTGATCAGTTGGAACGAAAACCTTTACAATGTTTCCATTTTCGTCTTCAAGTCCAAACGCTGTTGTGTTCTGATCAATATCCGCACTCTTCTCGGCTGCTTTAAGTTTTGATATAACATCTGCTTGATCAAAAGAAGGATCGTCTTCTTCATGAAGTGTTAATTGTCTTAAAAGTGATTCTTTCATAGGCTTCTTCTTTTTCTTCTTTTTCTTTACATTCCAAAGAGGTCTTGCTCTTGGAAGTTTTTCGGATGGTTCTGAACCATCTGGTTCTGAACCAAGTCCACCATGCGCACCAGCAATACTATGAGCTGCTGTTGCACCTGCTGCTGCTTCTTCGTTCATCTGTTCTTTTGCCTTTTGCTTGCTCAAACGACGAGTAGCCTTATTTGCTTGTTTTGCTAAATCTTTCTTAGGACGTCCCCAAGAACCTGCTTTACGACGACCGTGCTTCTTTTCTTCTGCACTCTCAAATACAGAGAAAACTTGCTCATCTGCTGTTACATCAAACCAATCAGTCTGTCCTTTTTTGTGATAGGAATCGTCGGCATACTCGTATTGTACTTCGTAGCTGTCGGGTCTATCTTTGCTTGATTCTAAAGGATTAATTTTTATAACAACAGCTTTGAACTTTTCACCCATCTCATCTTCAAGGTGATACTGTTTACCAACTTTAAGATCTTTTACAGTTAGGAGTTTACGAGTTGGACGCTTCTTTCCTTCGCTGGTTTCCTTCAGAATAGTTTTCAATAATGACATAGTTTGTTTCCTTATTATAGGTTCATTCGTATTTATAAGCGTTCAAAGTTTTAACGCATAGATTCCACGACTATGTATTTATGGGTGGGCAAAAAGAAAACCCAGCATTTGCTGGGTTTTTAATATCTAACTACGAATTGACTTACAAGATTTTGGTATTTGCTGTTTTAAACGTCCGCCACTTTGGCTCAATGTACACATCTTTTGTGTGTTGAACCCAATCTTCGAATTTAAACATTGTCTTCTGGAAGTCCTTCACATACTCTGAATATTCCGTCAACAGTGCTTGAACTTCGAGTTGTTTACCCTCATCCAAGTCTGTCACGTCGATTGCTTTAATGTTTGGTTGTGGCACAAATGTTGGAATAATGTCTCGTTCCGTAAATTGGACGCCAACTCTCTCGTCAATTTTAGAATATCGGATTTTCTGTAATTCGTGCTGTTTTAACATTATACAGGCACCACGGTTTCGCTAGGAAGTTCAATAGCTGGTTCAGCAACAGGCTCACTTGCTGCATCTGCTGCGGCTGCTGCGTCTGTTACTGCTTGTGCGGATGCTTCTGCTGCTTCTTTGTCTGACTTAATAGTCAATACGATTTCACGAGAAATATCACGCATCGCTGCTTGTGTCATAAGAAGAGCAGACTGTTGCTCTGCTTCTTGCTCACGCCATGAGTTGTAAAAGTCGACAAGACGTTTGACAGTATCTGACATGTCCGAAACTGCGTGAGGAACATCGTCAACGTTGATGATTGTAATAGGTTCTAGGTTTTGCATTTTTTTATTATTCTCCATATGATTGTGTGTATTATATATGATTTTAATGTGAAGGTCAACACTAAGGATTAATTAAATCCAAAAGCCCCTTTCCACTTGGCGTTGTAAGAAAATCATCTTTGTTATCCTTACTATTTAGTAGTAATGGATCCGGTTTTTTCGGGTCATGCTGATCTGTTATTCTCAACGTAGCACCATTCCAAGTTAGGTATACAGTTTTGCCTACCCCATCGCTTGATCGTGTTTTGAGAAACATAAATGCAATCTCACCTGCTGCTCTCATTGCATCGTTCATAATAATAGAAACGTATACGTCAGTTGTGTTGATTTTACTGATACCACCCGCAATATGACTGTGGTTCAGGTCTGTTTGATTTACAGCACCACGATTCTGTTGAGATGCGGTAATCATAAAAGCGTTGTAATCGTTAGCAATATTTCGAAGTTGTTCAGATACTGCTTTGTCTTTCTCAAACACATTATCGGCAGAGATGTACTCATTCGCACCCATAAGATCAAGGTAATCAACAATAATTGTATCGGGAACATAACCTTCCTTCAACTCAAATTCCTTCAAATATGATCTGATGTCGTTTGATGTTGACCCAGAATTCATATATTTGATTGTCAGCTTACCCATATTTTTGGTTCTTGCTTCAACCTTCGTCGCTATCTCGCTAATCTTATACTGCCAACCAGCACCTGGAATTTCTGTCACCATATTATCATATCGCAACGAAACCATTCCTTCTGATAATTCCAGTGTGATGTACATTACGTTCAAACCCTGTTCCATCATGTTCAAACCAATATTTGCCATCGCAACAGACTTACCACCACCCGAATTAGCAGAGACGAGCAACATTTGTTTTCTAACAAGACCACCGTTCAACATTCCATCAAATTCTGGCCATCCAGTCGTTTGCGTCTGTTCTGATTTTGCTAACTGTCGCAATCTCTCTTCTGGATCGTCAGCATATGACAAACCCAAGTCTCTGTTGAGGGACACTGTGACAGCATCTTTAATCAGGTCTTCAACCGCTCCGTAATCGCCTTTGTTGATTAGTGCTGGTGCGGATAGTACTGCTGCTTGAATCGCTTTCTCCTTACAGAATGCTTCAATCTGATCTGTGCAGTATTCAATCTGGTCTTTCGTAACTGGTTCAGGTTCAAGCTCAATACCAGTTTCTCCCTCAACCTGTTTAGCAGTTGGGGTGGTATTATATTCATCGAAGTATTCATGAACGAATGTAACCACATTGCGCAGTTCAGGGTCGAAGTAAGAGGGTTTAACAATAGCAGCACATATAGCGAACGTGTCGCTAGATGAGATTAAGTATTCTAAAAGTAGTTGTTGCTTTTTTATATCCATATGATTTATTGTTGTTATGTATGTCTATTATAGACAAACATTACGGAAACGTCAAGCGATTTTATATTGAGCGGATTGGGGGGAAGACAGTTTCAATTAGGTTATCGTAAACCAAGAATTCACCATTTTCATAGTAGAACGAGAATGATGCTTCGTCTGCCCCAATCAATGTTGGGTCAACAAAGCTGCTGCGTCTCTTATCAACTTCTGTGTACGGACTATCAGCGAGGAGAATAATTATTTCTTCACTAACCAAAGAACGAGCACCAGATCCAACATTGATTGATTTAATGTAAAATGATGAGCTGTCCTGAACTGTTCCGTCAGTAATAGAGACTTGGTCTATTCCACTAAAACTTCTTACGATATAGGATTTTTCGTGGAAGAAGATTTTATCTGTATCTGACCACGGAGAAGTGATTGATGGAACATTATCAACTGTATAAGTTAAATCAACGATTCTTCCATCAGGCGTCGTGAATGACAATACCAAATCAATGTTTGTTGTCGTATCAATTGTTGCGATTGTGATTTCAGAATTACCAGAAAATTGAAATGGTTCAGTTTCCGTTGTGGTTTCTTCCACCCGAACATTTGTAATAACGGGTTTAGAATTTCTACCAACACATTGCGCGACACCAGATTCATTTCGACTGAGATTTATAATGATATTGTTTTCATCAACGACAACAATCGAATCCGGTGTTGTCTCTTCAAGTTCTGTTCCACCTGAAACTGGCACCTCAATGAATACTTGAACAGAAGGACTTACACCCAAGTCGTGTTGAATCAACCACTGCGAATCAGCAACAGTTTGAGTATGATCGTATAAAACTTTTCGTTGCGACCAATCAATCAACCCTGCAACCGCAGAAGGATATTCTCCTCTTGTAAAATCTTGCTTTACAGAAAGTTGATATAACTTCCCACGACAGCCATCGGTAATTACACAACGTCCAACAGTTTCCAGTCCTTTTTCGTTTTGGACTATATCTATTGTGCGGTCACACACTGGACATTTGTATACGATGACGGTCATTTTAAGCTAATGCAATCCCTGTGGTTTGTTGGATGTATCCGTTTTCAAGTTCGGTGTTAATTTCGTTTGGAGAACCGACAACCATTGACTTTTCAATTGTTCCTGCACCGTCTTGGCTGCTTGCGTACAATGGAATAAGTGTTACACTCATCTGACCATTTGGTCCTGGCGCAATTGCAACAACACGTGGTCGATCGCAAATGAATGCCGTTTCAGTTTCATCAATAACTCGTGTAATAACTTCTTCACCAGTCGCAATTTTAAATACTTTAATTTCTTCACCCATGTTTATCTCCTTTTATATTTATTGTTATAGTCTGATTC